CTACTCTCCATCCCGCCAAATATCATATACTTCAGAAGGAGGCCATGTAGAAGCACATCAAATAGGAGATGCTGATATGATGGACGTTAGAAGAACATTTGAAGGATATTTTGATTATATTGAAGACTTTATCGAAGATATGAAAAAAGTATTCCCAACATTAAAAGACGATTGGGGTATTTATATACCCGAAGTAAAATATCTATCACCTGAGCCACTCGTTGATTATGCCAACCTAGCCCTGACCAAGTATCCTGACGTACATTTTGTTGGTGATGCACTTTCCGCTAGAGGTATAACAGTGAGTGGTGCACAAGGTATTTATGTAGCAGAAGATATTTTGAAATCTAAGTAATTTTTCGTATCTTTATGACAAAGGGTGAAAGTAAATTTACACGTGTTTACGAAGATGAACATGAAAAAATAACATGGACATACGATCTAGATTATTATAACCACGGACCAATATCAGTAGAAATTAAAAGTAAAAACGAACAAACAAATGGAAAGAAAAATAAAAACACCAGAGGGACAAATAATGTACCTGTCGAAAACGAGAAAGCTAAAAGAGGGCGTAAACGACAAGAACGATCCTAATGCGTATAAAGAAGAATGGGTGTTACATAATACCGATGGTCCTGCTTTAATTAAACCTGATGGAAAAAAAGAATATTATTTTTGGGGAATTTATCAAGGCAACACACCTGAGGTAATTAAAGAATTAAAACGTAATCATACTGGATTACCACCAGCAAAAAACCCATTGTTTAAAAATAGCTTTAAATAATATGAAAATAGGATTAGTAGGTACTGTATCTGTAGGTAAAACAACATTAGTTAATGCTTTAGCTGAATTACCACAATTTAAAGATTATCATTTTGCTACTGAACGTAGTAAGTATTTAAGAGATTTAGGTATTCCTTTAAATACAGACTCAACATTAAAAGGTCAAACAATATTCTTAGCTGAACGTGTTTCTGAATTAATGAGAGATAATTTAATTACTGATAGAACAGTTATTGATGTAATGGCATTTACTCAATGTGCTGAATCTGTACATCCAACTGATAAAATATCATTTGAAGAATATTCTCGTAATTTTATTAATGAATATGATTATATTTTTTATGTATCTCCTGATGGAGTAGAGATAGAAAATAATGGCGTGCGTGAAACTAATGCTGAATATAGAAATAAAATTGATCATACTATTAAAGGATTTTGTCATCTATACAATCATAGAATGAAAAACTTTCATATGATATCTGGCACAACAGAAGAACGTATAAAACAAATACTAGAAGTAATTCCTACTTAATATTTATATTAAATCAACATTTATATATAAAATATGAAAGTAAGTGAATTAAAAGAAACTATACGCACAAAAGTACGTGAAACCCTATACACTGGACCAAATGCACTAGCATCAGTAGTCAAAGACCCAGCATATAGTGCTCTACCCCAAATAGAAAAAACTAAAGTAACTAATACATTAAGACAAAAACAATCTGTTAATTTAGAAGAAGACGATCAACCAGAAGAATATCCTATGTCTCGAATTTGGAAAATGAATCGTGCTGAATTGATTGATTTCTTAAATTTACCTCCGGATATGGCTAGAAAATGGTCAGATGGTGACTTATTAGGAGGTGCCTTAGAAATGGCTGATGATAGACCTGCATATGAAGAACCAATAGACGAAGAAGATTACATAGATAGTGATGATAATACAATCATTGAAGGTGTAGATGATGATAATACTGATTTTAAAGATTATGATAGCATATATGAAATAAATGCTAACGTAGCACCAGGATCTAGATATCAAATTGAAGTAAAAAAAGATGGTAACTTTATTATTTTAACTCAAGACAACGGACAAGAAATAGTAGTACACCCTGATGATGTTAGAGATTTGGTTAAAGTTATTCTTAAAATAGACAATGAAAGCAACTAAACAAGATATAGTATTAATAATAATTGCTTTATTATGTTTGTATAATATATTCAATACAAACAGTATTAAAACTGATGTAAAAGGATACAAAGAAAAAATTGAAGCCCTTCAAACTAAAGTAGATTCAGCACAAGCAGTTAACGAAAAAATTGACGTTAAAATTGATTCAGTAAAAGATAACGTAGTTAATATTACTAAAGAAATTCACCACATAGATAACAACATATCTATAATTAAACAACAAACAGATGAAAAAGTTAATATTATTAATACCTATTCTGCTTCTGAGCTTGAGCAGTTTTTCACAGACAGATACAACGAAGGTAAAAATTAATACACCAATTGCTAAATTAGTAGTAAAAGATCTTATTAAAGGGGATGGATGTAAGGAAGAATTAAAACTTACTCAAGAAAAAGTTATTAAATTAGAAGCAAGAGAGACTCAAAAAGATACAATCATTTCATTACTAGAAAGTAAAGATAAAAATAACCAATTCATTATCAATACTCAGAAAGATCAATTACAACTATCAAAAGAGCTTTCAGAACAATTACATAAAGAATTAAAAGGTCAAAGAACTAAAACCTTTATGTGGAAAGTTGGAACTTTTGCTGGTATATTTACCACATCATATCTTTTAATAAAATAACATACAATAACATACATTATAAAGGTCTGAATAACATCAGGCCTTTTGTATATTTATATATAAATTAAGTATATGAGTGAACAAAATCAAAACATAAAAGAAGTAATCAGACAGGAATACATTAAATGTGCTACTGATCCTGCTCATTTTATGAAAAAATATTGTATGATTCAACATCCTACAAGAGGTAGAATACCATTTAATTTATATCCATTCCAAGACGGTGTATTACACCAATTCCAAAAAAATAATTATAGTATAGTTTTAAAATCTAGACAGTTAGGTATCTCAACTTTAGTAGCTGGGTTCTCTGTATGGATGATGTTATTTCAAAGAGACAAAAATATACTTTGTATCGCTACAAAGCAGGAAACTGCTAAAAACATGGTAACTAAAGTGCGATTTATGTACGATAATTTACCTTCATGGTTAAAAGGAAACGAGAAACCCTTGGAGAACAACAAGCTCTTACTTAAATTATCAAATGGCTCTCAAGTTAAAGCAGTATCGGCAGCAGGGGATGCAGGTCGTTCAGAAGCCGTTTCTTTACTTATAATTGATGAGGCCGCGTTCATTGATAACATACATGATATATTTGCTTCTGCTCAACAAACATTAGCAACGGGTGGAGGTTGTATTGCCTTATCTACACCTAATGGTACTGGAAACTGGTTTCACCAAACATGGCAAAAATCAGAAACAGGAGCTAATTCATTTGTTCCAATTAGATTAAAATGGAATGTCCATCCAGAACGAGATCAAAGCTGGAGAGATTTACAAGATGCTGATTTAGGTATTAGAATGGCAGCACAGGAATGTGATTGTGATTTTAGCACATCTGGAGACACAGTATTCGAATCTGATGTAATTGATTGGTTTGAAGCTAATTTAATGGAACCTCTAGAAAAACGAGGAGTAGATGGAAATCTTTGGATATGGGAACAACCAGATTATCATAAGTCATATTTAGTAACTGCCGACGTTGCTAGAGGAGATGGAAAAGATCATTCGGCATGTCATGTATTTGATTTAGAAACATCAACGCAAGTAGCTGAATATAAAGGACAAATAGGTACTCGCGATTATGGACATATGTTAGTAGGCTTAGCAGCAGAATATAATGATGCTTTATTAGCAATTGAAAACGCAAACGTAGGTTGGGATACAGTACAAACAGCTATTGATAGAGGATATAAAAATTTATATTACTCACCAAAAACAGAAGCGTACACATCAGACCAATGGGCTAGACGTAATGAAAATATAGATAGTTTAGTAGCTGGTTTCACTACATCTATAAAAACACGTCCTTTAATGATTGAAAAATTTAGAGAGTATACTAAAGAAAAAGCATGTGTTATTCGTTCAAAACGATTACTAGAAGAAATGAAAGTATTCATTTGGAAAAATAGTAAAGCACAAGCACAAGAAGGATACAATGATGATTTAATAATGTCTTTTAGTATGGGTCTATATTTAAGAGACACAGCTTTAAGATTTAGAAAATCAAACGTAGAGTTTGACAGGGCCGCTCTAGGAGCGATATCAGTAGACAGAGGATCAATGAATCCTTATAGCGCTAGAGGATATAATAATAATAACCCATGGAAAATTCAAACAGAACAAGGAGGTCACGAAGATATTACTTGGCTGTTAGGATAAATATTTATACATATGATAGACACATCTTTATTTGGTAGATTAAAACGATTATTTTCAAACGACGTAATTATTAGGAACGTTGGAGGTAGTCAAATTAAAGTAATTGATAGCGACCACATCCAGTCATCTGGTGTAGTACAAACAAACATGTACCCAGAAAGATACCAACGTATCTATACGGGTGGTTTAGGTACTTATGTTGGTAATGCTCCTTACTCTAATTTTACAGTATTAAGACCTCAATTATATAATGATTATGAAGTAATGGACGGTGATCCAATTATTGCTTCTGTATTAGATATTGTAGCTGACGAATCTACACTTAAAAATGGAGCAGGAGAAGTACTAGCTATTAAATCACCAGATGAAAATATTCAAAGAATATTATATAATTTATTTTATGATGTTTTAAATATCGAATTTAACCTTTGGGGTTGGATTCGTTCAATGTGTAAGTATGGTGACTTTTATCTACATTTACATATTGCCGAAAAATATGGTGTATATCAAGTAATCCCTCTTAACGTTTATAATGTACTTAGAGAAGAAGGATTAGATCCTAAAAACCCATCTTATGTTCAATTTAGAGTTGAACCAAATGCTTCATACACAGGTATATTAGGTGGAACAGATAAAGAAGATATGACGTTTCAAAACTATGAAATAGCTAACTTTAGATTATTAGGTGATTATAACTTCCTACCTTACGGAAGATCATATATTGAACCAGCTCGTAAAATATTTAAACAATTAGCATTAATGGAAGACGCAATGTTAATTCACCGTATTTTAAGAGCGCCACAACGTAGAGTTTATTACGTGGATACTGGAAACGTTCCACCAAATGAAATTCCTGCGTTTATGGAAAAATTAAAAGGACAAACTCAACGTACTCCTTATGTTGATCCTAAAACAGGTGAATACAATCTTCGTTATAACATGATGACTGTAAATGAAGATTTCTACATACCTACTAAAGGTGGAAACACATCAACTAAGATAGATACACTACCAGGACTTGAATACAACGCTATTGATGATGTTGTTTATTTAAGAGATAAAATGTTAGCTGCAATGAAAGTGCCAAAAGCATTTATTGGATATGAAGCTGACGTTGAAGGTAAATCTACATTAGCACAACAAGATATTCGTTTCGCTCGTACAATTGAGCGTATTCAACGTATTGTTGTATCTGAATTA